TTATGCAGTTTTAATGCACTGATTCGTCAGCTTGCCGTACACGTCCTCGTACAGCTCCTGCTTATCGCCGTTGTATGTGTACTCGGCGTAGATTCCGTCGCCGGAAACGGTGGTGGACAGCAGGGCCTTGTAGTTCTGCAACGTCTTACAGGCCCATACCACAAAGACGTTCTCAAGCGTGATCTTGGTTTCATTGTGGCTGTTGTACCACTTCACCAGCGCGTTCTTGCAGACACTCTCGTATTCTGCCATGCCAGTAATAATCATGTGCGTTCTGTCCTTTCTCAGTCCTCCCGGATGGGAAGCGCTTTTGCTCTTGTGTACAATTCTGTTCCCGTGCCGTTTCCGCCCAGGGCGTGATAGCTCTTGTACAGATACTCAACGTTCTTCAAACCGGGCAGGTCGATGTGTCCGATTTCGATGTAGTGAGTGCAGGCTTGGTACAGTCTGTCGTGCAGAATTGCCAGCAGGCCATCCTTGATTGCCTTGTTTTCTTCTTTCTGTGCCTTGATCTTCTTGGAAAGGCTACGGTATGCTGCGGTCAGGCCTCCCGCCACGATGCCGAAAACCCATTGCATCCAATACTTTGCAATAAATTCCAGCATCGTTTAGTCTCCCAACTTCTTGTCGTTGTCCTCCCCCGCCTTACCGAAACGGGCCACAGTTGCGGTTTCCTTGGATTTCTTTTCCATGTATGCTTCGAGTTTGCTCTTGGTGACTTTGAAAATCAGTTCAACGAAAAAGTCCAGGAACTTTTCGTTGATAGCCCAATCTAACCAGTCAGGTGTCAGATCGCGCAGGGCTTTGATAACCTGCTTCTTTTTCTCTTCGCCCATCTTCGAGCCGATCACGTTCTCTTCTGCCCAGCAAATCCATTTGTAGGCAGCCTTTGCCACGACGACGCTGTAACCCAGGCGCACCAGAGCCAGCGCGCCGATGAACACGCCGCCGACCAGGCACACGACTGCCATCCATGCAGGCATCGCAGAAATAACCATCTTGATAGCTTCCATGCTATTCCCTCCGTTTCCTTTCTCTTAACCTTTCCAACGACTCTTTGCAGTGCGCACATCGACGTGTACAAAGTTGTCGTTGTAATACCGCCCGATTCCGCCCCGGTTGTGGAGCAGGGTTTCGACGTATGCGGCCAGCGTATCCACCGACACGCCAGCGATCCAGATGTCCGCGGCCTTTCCGTAGAGGTGCTGGCTGTAATGGGACGCATTCTTCTGCTTTGCATTGTGCGACGCAGTACGGAACGCAGAGTTGATGTTCACCGCTTTTCCAAAGTGGGTGCGGATTTTTTGCAGGACTTCCACCAGTTCCGAATCAATAAAGATCGGATCAGAGCCATCCTTGCATCTGAACTCGCGCACCTTAAAATCCGTGGACAGCTTTTTCGTTCCGTCCTTTGCCAGCGAATAGGCGTTAATCGCCATCGTTCACATCTCCTTTCGGGCGCAGGTCTGCGCCGCAGGCTCTTGTACAGCACTCGGCAATGAGCGTGGCAAACTCCCCGCGCTCGTCGGAGGTTTCAGCCCCCGCCGCTTCCAGCTTCTCAAGCAGCCTTTCGCACAGATCGGGCCAACTTCTTTTCTTCATAAGTTCCTTTCCAGATGTCCGTTTCCGGCCCGGTTGGTCTACCATACTTCTGCATGGTGTCCCGGTAGATCAGGTTCAACCGCCCGCGCAGGCTTGCACTCTGCGTGTGCGCCAGCAGTCCTTTGATGCTGGCAACGCGGCGGTCAAAATCTTCCTTGCTCATTTCCCCGGTGGCGTACATCTCCGTTATCTTCTTGACCTCTCGCTTCAACCTGCCGACGGTGGACTTGCGCAGTTTCATGTGGGTTGCGTAAATCCGCACGCCCACAAATTCAATGCCCATACTCACCGGGCGGATGCAGGTCTTGTCGTTCAGGTCAAGGAACAATTCATCCCGCAGGAATGCTTCGATTCTCTCTTTCCACTCTTGGAGCTGTTCTTTCGTTTCGGCCAGCACAATCACATCATCCATATACCGTATATAGTAGTGGATGTGCAGAACGTGCTTGGCGTATTGATCCAACTCGTTCATGTAGATATTTGCGAAAAGCTGGCTCGTGAGATTGCCTATCGGCATACCCACGTCGTATAGCCATTCTTCCGGCGGCGTGTCTTGCGGTGTTTTCCCGCGCGGCAGGCCAAAGGCTTCTGCCCGACTGTTTATCACGCTGTCCAGGAAGCGCATCAACTCCGGGTCTTTGATTCTTCTGGATAAAATTTCTAGCAGCTTGGCGTGGTTGACCCGGTAGAAGAATTTGGATATATCCAGCTTTAAGTAATACCACTTCGCGTCTGGTTTCCGGCTGACCTGCCGCATCCAGTATTGCAGGCGTTGTGCCGCTTTGTGGCTGCCCTTATCTTTCCTGCACGCATACGAATCCTCGATAAAGAGTTTGTCGTATATCGGGTTGAGGTACTGGTATAGGCTCCACTGTACGATACGATCAGGATAGCGCAGTGCCATTACCAGACGTTTCTTTGGTACGAAAACCCACAGCTTGCGGTACGGGCCGAGAATGTATGTGCCGTCCTGCATCTGCGCTTGGATCACAAACAGGTTGTGTTCAAACGCCGCAGTAAAAGCCAAAATCTCTTGTCTGTACCGTTTTCCTTTGCGGGCGTTATGGTCAGCCTCACAGAGATATTCAAACTCCGTTATGACCGCCCATGCGTTTTGAATTGTTTTTATTTCACCTGGCATTTCTGCCTCTTTTCACCGCCGCCGTGTGTGACGTTACCGCCTCCACGGCAATTCAAAATTTTTCCGGGTTGTCTGCCCGGAATGGAAATGCGCTCCTTTAGACACACGCACCGACCATGACCCGTAGATCATGGTCCCCATATCCAGCGTGGTGTCGCCGCACATAATGTGACGTGGTGTAAAGCGGAACGGCCCCCGATGTTCCAGTTGGAATTGCTGCGCGGATTGTTGAGGTTCAAGTTGAACAGGCCAGCGTTGCCGCCATTGTTCCAGTTGCCGCCCCGATTCGGAAGCCGAGTATAGTACATTCCCATGTATGAAAATCGGCAAACCGCTTATAGCGTCTTGATGTAGCCGCCCAGCAGTTTGCCTATTTCCTCGTTGTATTTGGCCCACACCTCGTATTGGTGCATCGTAAGTGGCGGCGGGTACTTGCCCCCGTGTAACTTCTTACTCGCCGCCAGCCGTACCATTCCGCGCAGTACGTCCAGCTCCACGTCGAGATTCTGGGTCGTGGTTTTCTTAAAATATTTGCGGTCGATTTCGATACTTAGGCGATAGATCGTCAGGATGGATTTCTTCAACTCGTCTGCGAGTTCCCGGTCTTTCCGTGGAAAACTCATTGTCAATGGGTAGCCGTAGTCCACCATTTCCTCGATCTTCTCCCGAAGATGAAAAGGCTCCACCTTTTTCTCGTCGTTCTTTTCTCCCGCGCCCTTTTCGGACTGTCCCTGCTGGGGCGGCACGTCGGCTTCTTTCGGCACAGTCAACACCTCCAAAAAATCGGCGCGGCGGCCCGCTGGCCCACCGCGCTT